CCAGGCGGAGAGTTCGATGTTTACAAATCAGAAAATCGTTTAGAAGGAGACTTATGATTAACTTGCGTGACCAGATTTTAAAAAGTCAAATTGCTTACTACAATGGTTTGATTGCAAAACATCAACAAAATGTTGAGATTTATCTCAATCAACCTGTAGGTATTGGTGAACACTCAGATGTAATGGGAACTATTGATGGTGAGATAAATGCGATTGCACAGGCACATGAAAAAATTGAAATCATAAATCATTATTTCCTTAATAGATAATAAATAATTAGAAAGAATGTGGAATAATGGCATTTGAAATTTCAGAGGCGATGTATGCTGGTCTGTCTAAGTTAGATAGTGGTACATTAACACAGGCTGCAAAAGATGCTCAGTCATTTAATGATTTACTTCCAACTGCAATTGACTCTTTTAAAAAAAATGCAACTGACGCTGGTGGACTTATCAACGATATGGTCGCTGAGATAAATGATCTTATGTCAGAAAGATCTGAACAGAAACTCACAGAAAAAAATAGAGGAGCTGTATTTGCTGATCTAGCTGTCGGTATTTCCGCAGTTTTGCAAACAAGAAAGGATCTTGGAGTAGGTGTGCCTGATGAAATATTCATGACAGGCAACTCATGGCCTCAAGAAGTCGCACCTTTTAGAATCTCTGCTTTTGGAATGGATGATTATAATTCTTCTGATGTCATCTTAAAGTACGGTAAAGTTTATTACGGTATTTCTCTAAAGAAAAAGGCATATCAAAGTGCTCCACCACCAACATTAATTAATAATGCGTTTTCATCTTTCTTCAAAGGAACAGAGTTTACGAAATTACAGATGGACATGCTTGATGCAAAAACAAGATTTTTTGCAAAAGTAATTTATGATGCTTGCACGGATCCAAGTCCTACTGGCCCTTTCTATGTTAAAGAAGCAAATGAAGGTAGAGGTGGCACAATACTTGAATGTAATCAAACATATTCATCTAAACCAACTAAAAGTTTGAAGAGTGAAGATTTTTCAATTAGCGGAATGCGTCTTCAATCTGATGGAAGACTTAGTATTCAAGATGCAAAAAGAATTTTAGATATTAAAGTTGATATATGGAGAAAAAGTAGTAAAGGTGATTGGGAAATTAAAAGAAACGTTAAGTTACTTCAACTTAAAGATGTTAAGGCTTTAGCTCGTGTTTCATCTTCTTTCCCAACAGAATTTCAAAATCGATTTAGAGACTATGTTAATAAATCATTGTATGCTAAGGATGGAAAAATATCTGAACTATGGACAACTTTTGTTGATATCATGAATGATGATAGACCTAGATCTGGTGGTAAAAGTATTAAACAAGCGATGATCGATAGTCTTTTTACTCGGATATTGAAGATAGATCTTTATAATCAATTAGAACAGATTAAACGCAATGACTTTAAATTTTACTTAGTTACTGGATCTGGAAGATCTCTTAAACCTAGAGGTTCAGAAATTTTTACTCCTAAAGTTGAACAGGGTGATACTAAATCATTAGTAAGTATCTTAGCAAACTTAGCTGAATTATGTCCCGAAGATTGTCAGAAATCAATAGAATTTCAAGAGGCATCTGAAACACAAGCTTCAGTATCATTAACTTTATTTGTTACACCAAAAGGATCAATATCTAAAGTGCCAATTTTAAATATCAAGTTAAGATATGGTGGCAACTTTAGTGCATTTCCTCGTTTTGAAGCCACAATCACAAAAGAATTTATAGCATACGGAAAGAAGAAATCAACATGAAGAATACTCATCTTGAACACTTAGAAGATAATATCTTGAATGATGGATCAAGAGGTGGAATCGAAGCAGTTGCTTTTCTTCGTTCTCTTGGAAAAATGTTAGATCAAGGTGCAGCAGATGCTCGTGTCACAGTCAAGTGGGATGGAGCTCCTGCCGTAATTTGTGGTATTAATCCAGACAACGGAAGATTTTTTGTGGGTACAAAATCAGTATTCAATAAGGTAGGCCCAAAGATCATGTACTCAGAAGAAGATGTTGATCGTATCTATCCGCCTGGGCAACTTGCAGAAAAATTAAAAGCGTCTTATAAGTATCTCTCACAATTATCAATACCAAATGTAATACAGGGAGATCTTTTATTTACAGACGATAAGTATGAGGCTGTGATAGGCGGTGAAACTTGTATTGCATTTCAACCAAACACAATCGTATATGCGGTTCCAAAAGATAGCGATATTGGACAAAAGATAGATGAAGCAAAGTTTGGAATTGTATTTCATACATCATACTCTGGAAGAAGTTTAGATGCTATGTCAGCGAGTTTTGGTGACATCAACGTTCAAGGTAATACAGATGTTTTTGTAACATCATCTGATTTTAAAAATGCATCAGGTGAAGCAAACATGACTCAAGCAGAAAAAACAACTTTTGCAAATCTTGTCAATAAAACTGAAGGATCTTTAAAACAAGCATCTCGTTTTCTTGATATGATGAAAACAAATAATATGAATAAGTTTACTTTGAATATTATGTTTAAGACTTTCTTCAACTCTTATATTCGTCAGGGTAGAACTTTAGTTGGAGCTCGTAACACTGCAAGAGATTTTGCAAAGTATTTTTCAGATGCTTTAGATAAAGAGATTGCAACTAAAAAGATGAAGTCTACAAAAGATAAATACTTAGAGCTTAAGAACAAAGGTCTCAAATTTATTTCTGATAATCAACAGGCAATATACATGACTGTTGCATCTTATATGAATTTACAGGCTGCGAAAAATTTTATGATTCGTAAGTTGCAAAAGGTGAATACATTTGGTACATTTCTAAGGACACCAGATGGATACCGTGTAACAGCACCCGAAGGATTTGTTGCAATCCGATCAGGTAGAGCTCTTAAACTTGTAGATCGTTTAGAGTTCAGTCGTGCAAACTTTACAGCAGATAAGAATTGGGATAAAGGTAATCCCATGCCCGCACCAAAAATATGAAAAGTTTTACAGAATTTATAACTGAAGCATTATCCTCACAAACAGTTGCGAAGCCAAATCCAAATGATGATGAGGCTGATATGACTGTGGCTTTTGGTCGTTTTAATCCACCCACGACTGGACACGAGAAACTTATGAATAAAGTAAAACAGGTTGCTGGTCGTGGTAATTATGAAATCTATCCGTCACGTTCAAATGATCCACAAAAGAATCCTTTAGATCCTGATACAAAGATTGGATATATGCAGCAGATGTTTCCTCAACATGCAAAACATATCGTTAACAATCCAAAGGCAAGATCAATCTTTGATGCTTTGAAAGGTGCAAATGAAAGAGGTGCAAAGTCTGTCAACATTGTGGTTGGACAGGATCGTCAAAAAGAATTTGAAAATCTAGCAAACAAATATAACAATAAACTTTATAAGTTTGATCGTATCAATGTCATATCTGCTGGAGATCGTGATCCAGATGGAGAAGGTGTATCAGCGATGTCTGCATCTAAATTAAGAAAAGCCGCTGCGGATGATGACTATGAAACTTTTAGAACTGGAATACCAAAGTCTTTGAAAGATGATGCTGCAAGAAAGTTATATGATTCACTTAGAGTTGGAATGAAAGTTAAGAAACAACAGAATGAAATGTGGAGAATTGCTCCTAAGTTTGATTGGAAAAATCTTCGTGAAAATTATATGAATGGTAATATATTCCGTGTGGGTGACATCATAGAAAATGATAACACTGGTTTGATTGGTAAGATTATTCGTACAGGTGCAAATCATATTATTGCAGTGACTGAAGATAATATGATGTTTAAATCTTGGATTAAAGATATCAGCGAGAAGTTTACTGAGATATCAGGTGTGCCTGCAAGTCAGAGAGAAGTTGGAACAGATGCTCATCGTGAATACGTTCAGAGACTCGCACATCATCCAATCATCTTAAATTTTATAAATAAATCTAGAAAGAAACGTGCAAAGAGTAATGTCTAAAAAATTAGATCAGTCTTTGATGGATGCTTACGCTTCCATCTATGAAGCGAGAAGAGGTCATGCAGCAGGAGCATCAGATCTGGAGAAGCAGGCTTCTCAGTTGGCATCTGACGTTCGTTACAAAGCAAAAGGAAAAGTAAAAGAAGGAACAAACCGTGAAGAGTTAAAGAAGGTATATCTAGGATTAATTCAATCTTCACCAGCACCAAACGTTGTAAAACAAATGGCAAAGAAAAAATTGATCGGTGAAGAGACTGTTAATGAAATGAGATTCGATGATGGTAAAGAGGGAACAGAGAAAAGAAAAGAGGCTCTTAGAAAGAAAAGAGGAATGACAAAGGCTCAAATGGATAAACATCCACAGTTTAAAGATGATGTAAAAGAAGGAAGTGCTTACGGTATCTACAAGGGAGACGGTAAGATGAAGATTGGTAAGAGAGATGAAGGCGAGAAAGCACCTCGTAAACAAAAAGGTGCAATGGCTTATGATGGCCCAAACAAAGAGAG